CCGCTGTGGTGAAGCTCAGCGACGTCGCCGTCGCGGTCACCGACGCCGTGAGCGTGGTGCCGTCGGTGTCGACCGGGTTGCCGGGTGATGCGGCGAACACCTCGTACGGCAGTTCCGGGATGCCCACTACGGCGATCTCCAGGTCGTACGTCCACAGCGTCTCCGTCAGCGCCTGCGCCAGCTGGCTCACCTGATCCCACTGCAGCCATGCCGGCGGGTTCGCGATCACGACCCGGTGACCGAGGTCCATCGTCAGCGCCGCCGTGTACAGCGACGCGAGCGTACGGTTGGACAGGTCGATGACGATGCCCGGATACCGGCCCTGGTCGACCGTGCCCAGATGCAGCTTCCACCCGGCAAGCTGCGAGAGCTGGCTGGCCAGCCACACGTTCGCGCTGTAGGTCTGGTCGTAGGTGCCGACCCCGTTCGGCGGCGGCAGGGTGCTCAGCCGGCCGCCGGTGATGGGCTGGCCTGGTGCCGCGTACTGGCGCGCCGACGAGCCTCCCGGCGACGTGTACGTGATGTCGTTCGCGAGGTCCTTGTCATCCCTCGTCGGCATCGACTTCCACGGGTTCAGGTGATCCACGCTGTAATTCAGGCTGATTACCGGCTGCTGGTTGTACAGCGCCTGCCGGGTCGTATAACCCCAGCCGAGCGCCTGCCGCAGCTCCGTCCACACGCCCATGTCAGCGTCCGCGCAGTCCTGCAGCAGCTGCGTCAGCGTCTCCGGCTGCTGCGCGCCCATCTGGGTCGTCGCGCTCAGCTGCCCGCGGCCGCGGAACTGGATTCCCGTCTCGGCGCACAGCCGGGCGAACCGCGTCCCGGCGGGCTCGCTGGCCCACGCCTGCATCGGGCCGAGGATGTCCGACGCGCTAGTCCACAGCCGCTGCACCGTCGCCGCCCCGCCTGCCGTGCTGAGCAGGAGGCCGCCCGCGTTCAGCACGAGCTCAGTCACCGCGCCGATGGTCCCCGCGATGCTGGCCGACGCGGACGTGCCCGCGCCGGTGCCGTCCAGGCGCTCCAGCTCAATCCAGTACAGGACGTTCCCGCCGGACGTCTGCAGGTTGATGCTCATGCGTACGGCCTGGCCGTTGATCCCGCTGCCGAACGCCGTGAACGATCCAGTGGTGGCCAGCTGCGTGCCGGTGCTGTCGTACAGGTGCAGCGCCAGCGTCCCCGACGAGCCGTAGGTGATCTCGGCGCGGGCGACGGTGCCGGTGGTGCGCATGCTCATGATGACCGCGCCGTTGGTGTCGCCCGCCAGCGGCACCTGAATAAGGCAGCGGGCGACGTTGTCGACGTAGCCGGGCGCGTAGGCGGGCACCGGGCCGCTGAAGGTGGCCCCGTTGAAGACGGGCAGCGGCGCGGTCCCGGGGAAAACGCTGCTGCTCGCCAGAGTCGGCGTGCCTGAGATCGTCATGGCCGGGGCGCCGAGCGACGAGGCGAACTGCGACGATCCGGCGATGTCCTCCATCGGCCACGCCGCGGCGAGGCCGGGCGAGACCGCCAGCTGCGCGATAGCCCGCGCCACCGCCGACGCCACCGGGTTGCTGCGCTGGCTCCAGCGGCGCAGTAGTCCCCCGCCCGAGATGGGCGTCACCACGTCGATGACCGCGCCGTTCCCGGACGGATGGTAGACCGGCTCGTCCTGCGGCCACTCCGGGACCTCGAAATGGCCCCGGTAGTTCCGGGTGCTCGTCTCGGCGGCGCCGGTGAGCTGCCAGGTCTTCCCGGCGCTGTCGGCAAACGACGTCGCTCCCGCGGCCAGCCCGGTGAAGTCAGGCGACGCGACCGCCGTCCCCCCGATGCCGTTCTTCAGGATCAGCCCGTGATATTTCCCCTGGTAGCCGGGCCACTGTGCGGTCGTGGTGCCCCACTGGTTAATGCTCGCGAAGTCGCCGCCGCTCCCCTGCCTGACGATGCTGGTCAGCCCGATCGAGCAGTTGAGACTGGCGGTCGTGCTGAACGTCGACCCGGCGCCGACCTGAACCGTGGCGCCCAGCTGGCCCCACACGGGGCTGGCGTTCAGCGCCGTCGCGGAAGTCCAGAACGTGACCACGCCAGTCAGGTGCGCATAGGTGACCCGCACGGACAGGCGGCCGCCCGGCTGCGCGGCGACAGGAACGGTCGACGTCCCCTGGAGATAAGTCGCCATCGTGCCGTCTGTCGTGTTACCCCATGTCAGCGTCCCGCCGTCGTTCAGCGCCAGCACCCACCCGCGCTGATTGGATGCGCTGTCCCAGTGGGAGGCGAGCAGCACCGGGCCCGTCCACCCGTTGTCAAGCGTCAGGTCGACGGCGACGTCAAGATCGCCGGTGACGGCCGTCACCCCGGCCGCCTGCGCGCCGCTGATCGCATCCGTCTCACTGCGGAGGTAGGAGACGCCGCCCGGTTCGGGGATGCTGACCCGGCACGGGATGTTCTGGATGATGTACGGGTACCAGGGCGACTGCGCGTTATCCGGCGACAGTGCCGCGTCGGAGTTCGTCAGCCGCATCTCCAGCGTGCTCGGGCTGACCGTTGTCGACTCGTCAGGATGGCCGCGGCCGATCACGACCGGGCCGTGATCGAGCCGCGCGCCCATGCTGACCCATGTGCCGTTGACCTGAAGCTCGGCGTCCAGCCCGGACGGCCCGTCAGGGAACGCGGCGACCGGCACCCCGTAGGTATCGAGATAGGAGTCACTGTAGGTGTCGGCATACGTCGGCATCGGCATCAGCTCCAGTTGCCGACGCTCGTGACCGCCGAAGCTCCGGCCGGCCAGATACGGAAGTACGAGTCAGCGCCCACGGCGGCGGCGGCAGCCACGCCGAGCGACACCTGCGGGATGAGCGTCCCGCCCGCGTTGACGCGGATCTTGCCCCAGATCTTCGCCCAGCCGACAGTCGCGGTCGTTGCGGTGACGATCGCCGTGTTCGCTGCCGTGTTGACCGTGTTCTGCGCGCTCGCCGCGGTCGCCAGGGTGGCCTTGTTCGCCTCGGTTTCCCATACCTGGGATGTCAGTGTGGCGGTGCCGCCTAGCGCGAACCCGAACGCGCCCGACGAGGCGGACATGGCTGACAAGGTGAAGAAGCACTCGAACCAGTACGTGACCGAGGCCTGCACCGTCACCGCGCCGTTGGCGCTCGAATTGAACAGCTTCTGCGCTGCTGTCTGGGATGTCAGGGTATAGGGCGACGTGAGGGTGCAGAACTGCTCGGTATCGACGACCTGCCGGGATGATGCCTGCGCCGTGGCGTAGAAGGCAGTGCCGTCGAATTCCTGCGCGCCGGCCGCGGCGGTGGTCAGCAGGGATCCGGACTGGTGCTTCACCGGCGGGGCCGTCGCGGTGCCCGCTGCGAGGTTCTGCGTGCTCGCCCAGGTGGACGCACCCGTGCTGCCGTCGTCGAGGACGTTCTTCAGCGTCTCAAGCTTGCTGTTCGTCCACGCTGTGAGAGCGCACCCGTTCGCCCCGCCCGGACCTGTGGACGACGAGTTGCCGAACGCCACGATCGGGTTGCTGCCGCTGCCGGAGCCCTGGGAGAAGAACACCCACCCGCCGCCGTACCCGGCGATGGCCGGCGTGCTGGCCGGAAGCCCCAGGATGTCGGCGATGATCGTGTACGTGAAACCGTCGGTGGTGTTCTTCATGTTCATGCCGCCCGCGGTGCCGCTCGCGGGATTGAACCAGATGGCGCCGGCCGATGTCTTCGTGCCGTCGCTGCTGACGATCAGGGCGTCGCCGCTGGCCACGCCGACGACGAGCTTGCCGGTGAGCGTCTTCAGGCCGCTGATCGTCTCCGTCGCCGTGCGGTTGACCAGCGCGGTCCAGGTGCCCGGCGATCCCGCTGCCGTGCACAGCCACATCGTCCCGGACTGGTCGACGATGAAGTCGCCGACAGCGAACGTGCCCGTCACGGGCGCGCCTGACGTGGTGGCGCCCGCGAACCTCGCCGCCTGCACCGCCCCCGTCAGTCCCCCGGAAACGACCGGCAGGGCCGAGTTGACCAGCGTCAGGTCATCGGCGACGTGGTTATGGTCCGTCGTGTGGCCCGTGTCGCCGACGATGTGCGAGTCGGACGGGACTATCCAGCTGGGCACCGGAACCTCCTCGGGGGCGTCACGCGCCCACCACCTGAACGTCGCCGCCGGTCACCCGGATGATCTTCTTCAGCCAGGTGCGGAACTCCTTGTCACCGCCGCGCAGCTCGATGACGACCTTCCCCGTCCCGCCGCCCTTGCCGAGATGCAGCTCCTTGCGCAGCTCCTCAACCATCCCGTGCGCCGCCTGCCGCATCACGTTCTCAATCCGCCGCCGCTGCTCCTCCAGGCCCGTCAGGAAGCCCTTCGCCGCGCCCTTCCCGGAGTCGTACAGCGAGTCGGCGGCCACCTTGCCGAGCGACCCGGCCGCCTTGCTGATCTCGAACTCGTCCTTGTTGATCGCCTTGATCTCGCCAAGTCCCGCGTCCGCGAGCTCGGCGGCGAGCAGGCCGCCCTGGACGGGCCCCATCTGGATCAGCTCGTTCAGGTAGTTCTTGTCGAGGCCCATCTTCTGCAGGCGCTTGATGTTGCCCGCGAACCGGCGGATCTGGGTGACGTCCTGGTTGAGGCCGCCGATGATGCCGCCCATGGTCTGCGGGCCGCCGTTCACGCCGGTCGTGGCGAACTGCTGCAGCCCGAAGCCGCCCGCGAGCGAGCTGGCGGTCTGCGCGGCGAACTGGCGTGCCTGGCTGATCCGGGCGTTAACGCGCGCTTCCTGGTTCGCGAGCGTCTCCAGCACCAGGCCCTGCCGGTCGACCTGCTTCGTATAGGCCGCCGCCTGCGCCTGGCTGATCAGCCCCGCCGACAGCGCCGTCTGAATGTCGGTAAGCAGCTTCCCGACCGCGGTCTTCGCCGCGCTGCCATTCGCTGAGTCGGCAAGCTCGCGGATCATCGACTGGCCGAGCTGCTGGCCGAGCTTCCGGCCGGCCGCCTCGATCCGCTGCGCCCGTCCCTGCAGCGCCTTGTCGATCTGGCTGATCAGGGAATCGGCCTCAGTCTGCGTGATAGCGCCGGCCAGCAGGTCCTTGTGCACGGCCTGCGCGAGCTTGCTCGCCGCGGCCTCCGCCTGAGGCATCGTCAGCCGGATTCCGGATCCGAGCGCCGCGGCGATCCGCGAGCCGAGCGCCTGCGCCGCCGTCGACTGCGCGGACGACGCGCCGCCGCCGCCCGTCGGCAGGCTGCTCAGCCCCGACGCCCACGCGGCCGAGCCGGTATCAGGGATACCCGCCCAGTTCAGCTGCCCGAGCTGCCCGAATCCGCTGAACGCGTTCGACAGGCCGCTGAAGATGCCGCCGAAACCAGGCCCGCTGTTGTTTCCGTTGATGTCGATGCCGTCGAAACCGGGGATGCCGCTATTGGGGTGGCCGAGGACCTGCGACAGCACGTCCTGCACGGCGCCTAGATGACTGGCCAGCCAGGACACCCCGGATGCCACGTGGCCGACCGCCGACGCGAGCCCGTTGAACGCCCCCGTGAGGCCGCCGACCTGGCCGGTCAGCCCTGGCAGGACCGCGTTCGCCAGTTCCATCCCCGACCCGATCAGCGTGCCGAGCGACTTCAGCAAGGGCGACATCGGGATCAGCACGTTCTGCAGGGACTTGGTCAGCCCCGGCACGAGGCTGCCGCCGAGCCCCTGCATGACTGGCGCAAGGGCGCCCGCCAGCACGTTCGAAAGGGTGCCGACCAGCGGAAGCAGCCCGGTCACCGCGCTTGACAGGCCGGTCATGAACTTGCTCGCGGGACCGACCCCGGATGCCAGCTGGCCGAGCAGCTTGCCGACCCCTGTGCCCGTCTGCGTGAGCATGTGCGAGAACGCCTGCATGGCGGGCTGCGCGGCGTGCATCAGCGTGATGAACCCCGGCAGCACCCCGGAGATGAGCCCCTCAAGCCCGCGTGCCATCGGGGCGACAGCCGGGCCGACGCTGGCGAACATGCTCACCAGTTCCGGCTTCAGGCCCTGCGCCCACTGGCCGACCTGACGGAACGCCGTCTGGAGCGGGCGCACCAGCGGCAGAGCGGAGGTGCGCATGATGCCGGTGAGGCCGTCGAGCATCACATGCCACTGCTGGTACAGCGGCCCTTGCACCTGCTGCGTCCCGATCAGCAGCGCCGTCCCGAGCGCAACCCCGGCGGTCGCGCCGCCCGCCGCGGCGATGGCCGGAGCCCCGGCCAGCGCGGCGGCGATGCCTGCGGTCATCAGCGCCGGTCCTGCGCTGAACCCGCTGGCGAACGACGAGCCCGACGCCTTGCCCGCAAGGTCCGCGCTCGTGCCGAGGCCCTTGAGTTCCTCGCGCAGGACGGCGACCTTCGCCGACGCCGCTGCGGTGTCGATCCGGACCTTCAGCTCCGGGTGCTTCTTCCCGAGCTCGTCAGCTTTCTCGTTGATCCGGTCCAGCTTCGCCTCAGTGTCGCCGTCATCGGCATTGACCTGGAGGAGGATGCGCCTGACGAGCGTGTTAGCCAAGCGGGCTCACCTCCTTCAGGCGGATCTCGACCTTGAGCCACTGGTCGATGCTGTCGATGTAGTTGGCGAAGTCCCCGATGGTCAGCGCCCCGACCGCCTCCGGTCCCAGGTGGCAGAGGCGGGCGAGATGGAACAGGTAGGCATCGCGGAGCTTCCTCAGGCTGCCGGAGACCACCCGGTGGCAGCCGGGGGCGGAGACGGCGGAAGGGTCGTATCCGTCGGGGTAGCGGACTCCGCTGACCCCTCCGAACCCGTCGGGGATGACGGGAGGCCGGTAGGGTCCGGCTCAGCCTCCGCAGGCTCGTCCGCCTTCGCTGCGGCCTGGTAGGCGGCGATGAAGTCGACGACGGCGAAGTCGCATTCCTTGAGCGGCCTGTCCGTCACGCCGTTCTGCTGCAGCATGAGCCAGTAGCAGCACTGCATTGCCCGCGGGTCCGCCGGGAGAATTGCCCGCTGCCAGCCGAGCATGGTGAAGCCGTAGGCGTCGAAGAACTCGATGCCCTGCTTGGTCGTCACCTTGTCCTCGTCGTACTTCCACTTCCGGCCCTCGAACTCGATCACTTGAACCCTGCCTCCCTGCACATCCGGTCGACCTTGTCCGCGTACTTCGCCAGCGCCGCCCCGGCCCGCTCGTCCGCCGCCGGGCCGAGGAACGGCCGGCCGGGCGGCCCGTACCAGAAGTCCCTGTTGCCGAACAGCGGATGCCGTGAGCGCGTCTCCGCCGGGTAGGCAGGCCCGGCATCGGAGACGATGTTGACCTGCTTCTCGCTGACCTGCTCGGTGCGGATGTTCGGCGGGATGGACGACGACCAGGACGACGCGTTACTGCGCGCCCCGTCGGCGATCTCCTCCGCCGCCTGCACCAGCTCCCCGCCGCCGACGGCGCCGACGGTAGCCTGCCGCGTGCCCGGCGTCCGCGGGGCAGCTGGCGTGCGCGCCTTCCGCGGGCGCCTCATACCGTGTCGATCGTCTGGTAGGTGGCCTGGAGGATGTTATTCGTGCCGTCGTCGAACACCGAGATCGGGATTGTCTGCGTGATGACCCCCGGGCCCGGCACCTTCAGCGACTCGCCCTCAAGCCGGATGTTGCTCATCAGCAGCCCGAGCAGCGAGTGGTTGCTGCCGGAGCCGCCGATGACAGGTCCTGTGAAATTCATCTGGAACGCCACCGCGGTGTCATTCGCGTAGGCGCCGTAGTACGCGGCCGTGCTCAGGAACTCCACCACGAACTGCCCGGTGATCAGCGTCCACGTGTTCTGCAGCGGCTCGTTGCGGAAGCCGGCCAGCTCCGGGCTGAACCGCTCGAGGTCCATGCCCCGCGTCACCTTCAGCGAGAAGGACTTGATGTTGCCGGCCGCTGTCGGGCTGGTGATCGTCGTGATGTTGCTAGCCGTGCCCGCGGTGCCGCCGTACAGCAGCGCGCCCTGGTTCCAGGTGAACACCCCGCCAGGCGGGGCGGTGTACGTCTGCAGCGTCGGCACCGCCCCGTTCAGCGGGTCAGTGACACCGCCCGTCTGGAGCTCGCTGCGGCCCTCGATCGTCTGCGTCCACTTGGGGATCTCGCCCATCGCCGCCGAGATCTCCCACTCGACGACCTTGCAGCCCACCTCCGTGACCGGCACCGTCGTGCCGGTGATGTCGGTGACGCCCTTCTGGAGCGCGAACGTCTTGCCCTCAAGCGGGCCAAGGTAGTGGATGCCCTTGTAGACGCCCGTTACGCCGATCTGCGTCAGCGTCGCGTTCGCCTGCGCATACGACCCGAACATCCGCTTCAGCCAGGTGTTCAGCCCCTGCGTAGGGAGGTCGCCCACGGTGCCGCCCTGCACCCGGTACTCCGTCACCACCCGGCGCGCCGACCGCGGGGCAAGCGCCCCGCTGTAGATGCCCTGCGACTGCTTGGGGGTCTTCTTCAGCTCCAGCGTGTCGCTGTCGAAGATCGTCGCCGGGGGCGAGGCCCACGTCGGCGTCACGCCGTAGGTGGTCTCATCCTGGCTGACCCACTGGGTAGCAAGACCTGATGCGAGGCCGGTCATGTCACATCCCCTCTCCGGAAGGAATCAGCGCCGCCAGCCCGGACGGGACAGCGGAAGCCTCCGGAGCCGGAGGCGAAACCACGGGGACGTAGTGCTCCGGGTCAACCGCCGACCCGTCCGGCACCTCGTACAGCTCCCCCGGCACGTCCAGGCCGTGAGCCTTAATGCACTTCACCTGCACGCCGAACTCCTCAACTCGTCACCAGCCGGGCCTTGTAGATGATCCGGAACACCACCAGGCACAGCGCCCCGTTGGACACCTGCCGCGGGTACCACGTGTGGGCGTCGACCCCGGACCACAGCACGAGACCGCCCATGCTCGCGTCGCCCGGACCGCCCTGATTAGGGTTGCCGCGCAGCATCAGCTCCACCCCGGCGACGATCGCCGCCGCGCCGTCCCGGTGAACTTTGTTCGACGTGTCACCCGACCAGTCCTGCGCCGCGCAGGTGACCGTCCCGTCCTCGTCCTTGGTGCGGGCGTAATCGAGCACTGGCCACGCCTGCACGTCGTCAGCAGCAGGGTCCTGAGGCTGCGCCGGGTCGGCGCCGATCCACAGCAGCTTCTGAATCGTTTCCAGCGTCTTAGACGGCTGCGGGCCGTCGACCACCGTGACCCCGGCCAGCGACGGCCACGCCTGCGCAGTCGTGACGAGGTAGTCGGTGATCGCGGGCACCTGCGAGGTCGTCGTCATGCGAACGCCGCCCTCGACGCCTGCCCGGCCGCCACCGTGAACAGCTCAATCGCCCGGTTCGGGACCGCGAAACCGAAGCCAGGCACCACCGTCGTCGCCTCGCCCCACGTGGCATCCTGCGCCCCCGAGCCGCCCCGGTACACCGCGTACAGGTGCTCCAGGATGATCTTCGCGCCGTCATAGATCACCGGGTCGATGATCTTCCGGCCCGCCCAGTAAGTGGCCAGGAACTGCGCGTACGGGTCGCCGGAGTAGAAGAACGGCAGGCCGGACAGCTGCCGCACGATCCCCGACGGGCCGTCCACGTTCAGCTGCGACAGGTCGTACATGAAGCCGTAGCTCAGGATCGGGGTGATCGACACGAGGCCGTTCGTGGTGCTGCCGTCGCGGCGGTTCGACGGGTCAAGCGCCGTGCCGAGGTCCGTCCGCACCGGCCCCTTGCCGAGGATCAGCACACGGCCCTGCGCTCGTACCAGTTCCGTGACCTGCCGCGTAACGACCGTGCCGCAGTAATACTCCGCCACCTGCGACGCCGACGCGTTCCACCCCTGAAGCCGGGCATCGAACTGAGTCGTGCCGGTCAGCTGGAGGATGTCCTTCGCCTCCGCGAAGCTGACGATCGTCGGGTCAGATGAAGGCTGAACCTCGAACGAGTCGGCGAACGCGTCAGCTTTCCCTGTCGCCGTAGCCGTCGACGTCCACACATGATGGCCGGCCTGCGTGGTGGCGTAGGTGTACGAAAGCGTGCTGCTTCCCAGCGTCAGCGAAGGCGAGACCGACGTGCCGTCCGGCAGCGTGATCGTCAGCGTCGCCGCCGTCGCCGTGAAGGCCGCGCCCGTCGTGTCAGTCGGCGACCAGGTGAGGGGCACCGCCGCGCCCTGGTACCACGGTGTCGTCGCGGGCATGCCCTCTCACCTCCCTACTGTGCTCGTGCGGAAGGGGTCAGGCGGGCACGTCAGCCGGCGGCTGTGATGCTGCGGCCTTCGCCGCCACGATGGACGCCTCCAGGCCGTCGATGAAGTTCGCCGCCAGCGTCAGCGCCTCTGGAAGCGCGTTCAGGTTCTCCGCCTTCGCCAGCGCCGTCAGCACCGGGTTGGATGCCGCCTCGCTGAAGAACTTCGCGACCGGCGGGAGATCCTGCTCAACCCGCGCAACCGCCGACTCCGCGAACGACTTGACGTGCTGCTCGATGTTCGCCCACGAATCCGCGAGGCTCATCTCTTGCTCCTAGCTGGCCGGCGTGCGGCCGTCTTCTCAGTTGCCGGGTTCTGGCCCGATCCGGCCGACAGCGCCGCGATCCGGCGCTCAAGGTCCGTCGCATAGGCATCCGCGCGCACGTCCCGCGCTGCCGCAAGCTCGCGCTGCAGCTCGCCCAGGACGTGCGCGCGGTCAGCCATCAGCTGCGGCTCAGCGCGATGTACGGCACGCCGCCGACCGCCGCGGCGATGCCCGCCAGGTTCGCCGGGGCCGTTGCGGTCGCCGACAGCGCCACGCTGTTCACCATCGAGATCTGCGTCGACACGATCACCGATCCGGCCACGTTGCTGCCGGTCATCCCGTCCAGCACGCCCGCCGTGGCACCGGAGTTGTACAGGGCGACACCGAGCACCAGCGGGCCGTTCGTGCCCGTCGTCCCCGGGTTCGACCCCACCGTGTACGGCGTGGCCAGCGTGAACTTCTGCAGCGCGCCCGACCCGTGGAAACCGGACGTGTCATCCGGCGCCTGGGCGCCGAGAAGCACCGCCGACGTCCCGACACCCGAGTACAGGGCCGCCCACCCGTGGGTGGGCGTGGCCGTCGCCGTCTTCACGCCGATCGAGATGGCGCCGATCACGTCGCCCTGCTGGACGACAACCGGGTAGACGAACACCGTCGCCAGCGTCAGCGTCACGCCCGTCGAGATGATGTCGCTGCGCTTGATCGTGGTGCGGTACGGCTGGGCGGGCTGCCCGTCGAGCATCCACTCCTCATAGGTGTCCGGGTAGCGCCCGGACGTCAGGTCGCTCATCAGAAGCCCACCAGGCCGCCGCTGGCGCCCGTCGACAGCGCCGCCCCGGCCGTGGTGCCCGAGTTCGCGTTGCCGTACGAAACCGCCTTGCCGCTGCCGTCCTGGTAGCGGTTCGGGAGGAACGCCAGGTAGTTGTAAATCTGGAACCGCACCTGGAGAGTGCCGCTCAGGATCTCCTGAAGGACGCGCGTCCGGATCTCGCCCTCGAACAGCAGCAGGTCATCCCACACCGCCGCGATAGCCGGGGTGAACGTGTTGCCCGAGCCGGTGCCGTCCGTCGGCGAAACGTGCCCCGCCGAGGTGGTGGACATGAGCGGGTTGGTCGTCGCGCCGCCGAACGTCAGCGGGATGTTGTTGTCCGTCAGCCACGGGCGGCCGAGGATCGAGCCGACCGGGCCTTCCGCTGCCGCCGCCGGGTCGAACTCCGCCACCGTGTTCCACGGCCCCTGCGCCGCGGGCACCACCAGCGGGCGGCTGTTGCCGTCCACCGCGGTCGCCTGCGCGTACCAGACAGCAGGGTTGGTCACGACCCCTGTCGCCTGCCGGTACCGGTTCCGGGCGATCTGCGACAGCAGCTTGCCCATCCCCTGGTAGTAGCTGTTCGTCCCGACCCACTGGGCGGTCGTGGTGCCCGTCACCGTGTTGACGATGATGCCCTCAGTGGAGCCGCCGGTGATCGTCCCGTGGCTGTACATGCCGGTGACCTGGCCGGACGAGCCGGAGCCGAGCAGCACCTGGCCGTCAACCTGGATCGCGTGGTCCTGCATCAGGTCCGTCGTGATCACGTTGTCGAACGCGATCGGCGACTGGTCGAGCAGCTGGATCGACACGTCCTCCTGCCCGGCCACCGTCCGCACCAGGGCGTTGACGAAGTTGTCCACCATGTCACGGGACGGGACGGTGCCGCCGTCAGCGGTCTGCGGGCCGGTCGCGGTGCCGGTCGTGATGATCGGCATGTTGATCGAGTCGGTGCCGCCCGGCAGCGGGATCGAATGGCACATGTTCGCCAGCGTCCTGCCCGCGCGCAGGTACGGGGTGTACATGTCGATCAGCCACAGCGGCGGGACGAAGTAACCGCCGGAGCCGTCCGTGCGGTTCAGGGCGCGCTGCTCGAACACCCGGCCGCCGCCGCCGTAGAACCGCTCGAGCGCCAGCTCCTCCCGGCGCGATCCGGCGTGCAGCCGCTCGATCTCGCCGCGGGCCGCGCGGGCGCGCTGCTCGCGGCGCCTCGGCAGCTCGACGTCCAGTTCGGCACGGTGGCGGGAAAGCCGCTCGCGGGCGCCCTCCGCGTCGCCGCGGCCGGTCGCGTCCCGGCCGAGGTCCAGCCAGTAGGAGTGCGGCCCGTGCTGGCCGTAGATCATCGGCTCGCTGACAACCTGCACGCCGCTCGCGCGGGCACCGGAGCCGCCGTTGTCGGCGACCGATGAGGTTCCGTCGGCGCGGGCCGCGCGTGCGCGCTGCTCGCGCTGTGCCTCGTCGGCGAGGTCGTCAAGCCGTTCGCGGAGCTGGCGGATCTCCTTGATGTTCGATTCGTAGCGCGCGTCCTCGTCGGCCGTCAGGGCACGCTCGGCCTGTGCCGCCAGAAGCTCGCGGTTAGCGGTGATCAGGGACTGGCGCCGCGTCTCAAGCTGGCCGGTCAGGTCATGGGTCGGGTCGCCGCCGGCAATGAGCCGGATCGGGGCGCCGTTCTTGCGGTAACCGATGATCGCGCCCGGCACAGACGGCAGGCGCAGCTGGTCAGGCACTGATGCCTCCACGCAGATAACTGACCTGCGTGGAAACTGCCGCGTGACCGCCGGCCGGAGCGGGCGGCCCGGCGGGGGCTGCCCGGCGGGAATCACATGGTTGTGATTACCGCCAGTATGGCCACGTCAGCGGGCGAAGGCAAGTTCCTCAAGCTCAAGCTCCCGTGTTCGCAGCTCCAGCGTCCGTGCCGCCGAGAACTGGTGTTCCTCGCCGGGGATGCCCGTCTGCGCATCCACGGTCACCGTCGCCGACTGCCCCGCCGAACCAGCGTCCATCGGCCGGCCGCAGGCCTTGCAGTAAGTCGCATCGGAATCGTTCGCCGTCTGGCACGACGGGCACGGAACATCATGCTCAGCATCGGCCGCGTTGAAGTCCGGGTCCGCCGCAAGATTCATGTCGTCAGCCGCCGACGCGCGCAGCTCCAGCGGCCGCCCGGCTGACTTCTCCTCACCGAACCCCGGCAGCGTGGTCACATCGACGCCGAGTTCCTTCGCGCGGCGGCGGATCAGCTCCTGCGCTGCCTTCCAGTCACCGTGATGCGACGCGGCGAGCACAGCCGCCGAGTGCAGCTGCGCGACGTTGTTGATCGGATAGGACTTGTCCGGCAGCGAGTTGCCCGCCGCATGCGCCTTGTCCCGCTCCGCGGCGCTTACCGACAGCAGCTCGTAAATCCGCGCCGCCGACCGCTGTGCCGCAGGACCCGGCGACCCGTCCGGAAGCACATAGTCATGGTCGGTGTCGCCCGCCGCGGTCAGGTCGCAGTCGCCGTCATGATCCGGGTCCTCGCACGGCCGCCCCGGATGCCCGTGCTCCTCCGCCAGCTCAGCCTGCGCAGCCGTCATCGCCGCCCGCCGCTCGAGCAGCACCGGGCCGCCGATCGCCGCCGGACGCCGGTACGCCAGCTGCTCAACCGCCCGCATCGACGCGCCCGCCGTCGCCGGGTTCGCCCCGTGCGTCACCGCGCACACGTCGCCGCGGTGCAGGTCCATCTCCAGAATCGTCCGCCGCTCGTAAGCGTCATCCCACGCCTGCCGCAGGCAGACGAACGCGAGTGACATCTCGTCGAGGTCCCCGCGTTCCACGGCGCTGGCCAGCGCCCGCACTTCCTCGCGCCTGCCGTCCATCGCCGGAACGTGACTGTGCACGCCGCGCGTGTCCTCCGACAGCTTCATCGTGCCGCTCTTGGTGCGCGCCAGCGGTATCCCGGCGTCGTTGTGCCCGATGAGGAACGGCACGTCAAGCGCCGGGTTGGCCAGCGACCGCTTCGCCGCGAACGGGGCCACCGTCTCGGTGAACGGGTCGCCGTTCTGGTCCCACATGTCGAAATCGGCGCCGTAGACGGTGGCGTACCCGTTCCACTCGAAGTTCGTCGTCCCGTGCCCGGACGGCTTGCCGCGCATCTCGATCTGCCCGTCAGCGAACCGCAGGCCGAGCCGCTCCGGCACGCCCCGCATCGCCATCCGCGCCTGAGCGCGGCGCTCGAACCCGTCCATCCCAGCCCTCCTTACAGTCCCTGGCTCAGCTTCGGCAGCATCGGCTGCAACGGCATCGCGTTCACCTGCTCGCGCTGCTCCGGCGTCAGCGGCGGCAGCGACTCGCCCTCGCGCACCTCGTCCTGCGTCATCACGCGGCTGGCGATCTGCGCGTGGTTCACCTGCCACCTGGTCAGGATGTCCGTCCGCAGCAGCGG